CTTTAAAATGCACAGTTGATCGACGAATTGACACGTGTGTTATAATGGTGCAGGAGTCGGGTCGCCTTGTTCGTTTCGTTTTCGTAACATCGTGGTACGGAATCGTAACGCATGTGTTACGGAATCGTAACAAACAACTGTTTGAAAAAATAACCTGGCACGGAGGAACACTCATGAGCGTGACGAAGCGGTTCACTGGGCTGGTTACTGGCAAGCACGGGTCGCCGTGGTCGGCGATCGAGGAGACGGATCGGGCGCTATCGGCGCGGTGCGACGTTCTGTTGAACAACATCGTTGAGCTATCGGAGCGGGTGTCGGATCTTCTGGAGTACGTGAGCCAGCTTGACGAGAAGGTGAAGGCGTTGTCTTCGGCCCTGGACAAGAAGCGGGCGAAGAAGGGCGTCTCGATGGCGACGGCGATGGAGCGTGACGAGTGAGCGACTCCGAGATCCGCGAAGCCTACGAGAAGGCGCGCGAGATCGTCCAGCTTCACGAGGACCCGAAGCACAAGTCCGATGAGAGGGTCCATCCGTTTCTGCCTGACGTGAGCCAGACGACGGGCGACCGCATCATGGCGATTGTCTCGATGCGGATTGATGGGTACTCGGACAACAAGATCGCCGGCCTGATCGGGGTCAAGTCTCCGTACATCAATACGCTGATGAAGACGAAGCCCAAGGCGTTTGCGGCGGCTGAGGCGCACGCCTTAAAGAGCGCGGCGAGGAAGTACGAGATCAACCTGTGGGGCGTTCGGGCGGCGCTGTCGCGGTACTGCATGGACGCGGTGGACACATTGCACGAGCTGATGCGGGACTCGAAGACTCCGCAGCACATCCGTAGGAGCTGTGCGGTTGACATCCTGAACCTGTCTGGCGCGGGGTATACGAGGCAGACGACCGGGGGGCGTGACACGAGGATCTACGCGACGCAGATCAACAATAACCTGAAGGAAGTGTTAGACGACAGGTTTATCGACAACATTGTGGACGCGGTAGTTGTAGAGGAGACTACAGATGAGCAAATCAGTAGGGTGGATTCTCCCTAACGAGATCATTGAGCAGGCGATTTCTTCGCAGGTGCGGACGAGCGGGCCGGTTTCTGTCCTGGATTGCACGTTTGACCAGATTGGCGAGCAGGTCATTCTGCTTCTCGATGTCGAGGGCGATGACTACGAGGCAATGGCCGGGGCCGGGATGGACGTTCACGAGATCGAGAGCGGGATTCTGGACTGACGATGGGGTGTCAGTCCTGTGAGGCGCTCGGGCGCACGCACGAGGACGTGAAGAATCTGATTCTCCAGTCTCCTCGCATGACCGGGATCGTGATCTGTGGGTTTGACTGGCTCAAGAACAGCAAGCTCCACTATGCGCTCGACAGGTGGTTCACGCAGTCGTTGGTGTCCGGCCGGCGGCGGTTCTTGGCGATGACGCCACGGGACCACATGAAGACCACGTACTTCGCGATCAGCTACATGGTGAACCTGATCCTGAACGATCCCGAGGTACGAATCCTGTATCGAATGGCGTCGGCAACTGAGGCACAGAAAACACTCAACTCAATTATCAACATTCTCTCGTCAAGTGAGAACCTGAAACACTTCTTTCCTGATCGTGTTTTGAACCCCAGGGCGGACGGCGTGATTTGCCGTGCGGACATGCTCAGGATACAGCGGCAGGGGATCTACCGAGAGGGGACGATCGAGGCGCGCGGGATCGACTCGTCGATTACCGGCGGACACTTCACGCATCAGATTTACGATGACGTGATTGACGAGACGATGGTGGACTCGGACACAACGCAGAACACCGTCGTCAATCGCCTGAAGCGGTCGGACTCGCTGTTTGTGAATCCGTCTGAGGATGTCGAGCTGATTATCGGGACGCGGTGGCCGGGGCTTTTCTACCGCTGGTTGCTTGAGGATTCGGGGATCGTTGACGAGTACGAGTCTGTCGTTCTTGGGTGCTACGTTGACGATCGGTTGCACGGCCTGATGAAGAAGGCCGGCGTCGAGGATGATTACGTTGACGGCTCTCCGATCTGGCCCGAGCACTTTTCGATGGATGCGCTCACGGCGATCGAGCGGAAGTCTCCATTCGACTTTACGCACCAGTGGTTGAACCTGGAGGTTGAAGAAGGGGCTCGCAGGTTTAACCGAGAGGACTTCATGTTCTACCGGGCCGAGGACGGGGCCTGCATCGTCAACATGAGCGGCAAGGAGTATTGCGTACCGATCTCGTCGCTCTACATCACGATGACCGTGGACCCGGCGACCGGCGAGCATGACAAAACGGATCAGAGCGCGATTACGGTGTGCGGGTTTGACAGGGCGACCGGACTGATCTTCGTTCTTGACGTTTGGCAGGCGCGGGCGCTTCCGCACGACCTAATCAACCAGATCATTGACATGGCGAAGCGGTGGAGGCCGCACGTTGTCGCGCCGGAGGATGTCAGCTTTCAGAAGACACTGAAGCACTTCTTGCGGCAGGAGATGATCCAGCGCGGCGTTCACTTCCATATCCAGCCGGTGAAGCCGGGGATCAAAAGTAAGGGGTCGCGCATTCTTGACGCTCTCCAGCCGTTTGTCGCGAACCATCAGGTGTACGTCTTGCGGTCGCACTCGTCTTCGCTTGTGAGTGAGATGGTTGCGCTTCAGGTTGTCGGTGGCAAGGTGGTTGGCCGGAGCCCCAACCTCGCAGACTCCCTCAGTTATCACGCGGAGTTCTGGCGAGGGCAGGAGCGGCAGCGCGGCCAAGACGAAGACGACGAGTCGAAGATTAGGATGTGGGCTCCTCTTTCCGGTCCAGCGTACGGTATCGAGTGCCTAACCTAAAGGAGTAGTCATGGCAGGTCCGATGACACCAGAGTTTTTTTACGACAACACAAGCCCCAAAAGCAGGTGGTATCAGGATGTCATGGCTTGGAACCAGAACCGGGACCTGCCGATGTATCCGCCGCAGCATTACGGGCTTTTTGGTGAAGGGCGCGACCCTGTGATGGACCAGAGGATGATTGATTCGATCCTTGGGTTCATGCTCTCCCCCAAGGGCGTTGACGCATACAGGCTTGCCATCACCAAGTCCAAGAAGCGGCCCATGCCACCAACCCCCACTCCGACGCCGACTCCCCGCCCGCCGAGCCCAGTGGATCTTGGCATTGATGAACTCAAGAAAAAGAAGAAGAAGGGTGAAGATTCAGTCAGCAAGGCTGACGAAATCGAGAGTTCTTACTAGTTGACCTGGAGGCATCATGACTCGTGACGAGGCCGTGCGCTGTTTTTGTAACTGGTTTGACGACGGGTGCGTCGGGAACATCATGTTCTACAGAAGCCCGCGCGCGAACAATGTTGACTGCGTGGTTGAGGAGACGATCAAGCTACGCGAGTTTGAGGCCGCAGAGCGCGGGGATGTCGAGCGCGTTTTTAACGTGCTTCAGGCTGAAAGGATCGAACTGTACAGAAACGGGACCGGGGAGCCTGACCGCGTGAAGGTCATTAGGAGAGGCTAGTGTTCACAGTTGACTCGCCGGTTGACGGAGTAAGCCACATCAAGCTGTCGGAGAAGGACGCCGACAAGCTCGTTGACTATCTCCAGAAGGAGCACGAGCAGGCGCTTTCGGACAGGAAGGGCCTTGAGAAAAAGTGGGAGCACTGGCTTGCACAGGCAAACAGCCGCCGCAAGCGGGCCGACGCTCGGGCGCGTGACGCTCAGATCGACATGCCGCTGACGCGGCGCAGGCTCATTCAGCATTCGGCGCGGATGAGGAACCCGATCTTTCAGCAGGATCAGATCATGGTCGCCAAGCCGAGGAATCCGCTGCACATGGATTTCGCTCGGGACCTTGAGGGGTTTCTTGACTACGTGCTTGACGAGGCGGAGCTTGACTCCCTTTGTGACGACTGGGTTGAGCAGTTCCAAATCTTCAACATGGGCGTTATCAAGACACCGTTCATCCGCGAAGTTCACAACGTGCGGCAGTGGACCCCGATTGACATGGAGATGTACCTCCAGCTCAAGAAAGAGGGGATCACGGGGGTTGTCCGGCGCGAGCTTTCTAATGGCTCGGTCGGTTACTACATGGAGGAAGACAGGCGCGTTGAGAGCTTCGTTGGGGCCCGCCCCGAGGTGATCCCGATTGAAGACTTCGTCTGCCCCATCACGACCTCGGACATTGACTCGGCCGAATGGGTTTCTCATCGGATCTGGCTTACAAAGTCAGCAGTGAAAAGCCGGATCAAAGACAAGGTGTACAACGAGAAGGACCAGAAGAAAAACAAGATTCTGGACGTTCTAGGCGATCCGCAGGCGTCTCGCAAGAAGATCCTAGACTATGCCACCACGACCGACAAGCGCGGTGCCGATCCATCGTCGAAGCAGTACGAGGTGTTCGAGACGTACCTCAGCTATGACTACGACGGGAAGGGCGACAAGGAAATCATCGTGACGTGGGAGCGCACCTCCGGGGCCCTCCTCCGTGTTGTCGATAACTTCTACCACTCTTTCCCGCGCCCGTTCGTCGTCCATCACTACAAGCGCGTTCATGGCTCGATCTTCGGCATCCCTGCCACGTACATGCTCGAACCGCTCCACGTCGCCAACTCAGCGAGCGTGGCGCAGCGGCTCGACGCGGCGTCAAAGGCGAACGAGGTTGTCATCACGGTCCCGCCCGGATCGGCGGACGACCTGAAAAGCATCACTGAGCGCGACGGGATTCGGGGCGGCATCTACGAGGTTGCGGCGAGCAAGGACGAGATCGGGCGCTTCGACCTGTCGCAGCCGTTCACGCAGCTCCCGCAGCTTGAACAGCTTTTCGAGCAGAACGCCGACGACCTGATGAGCATGAACCCGTACACGTTCGGTCGCGAGCAGATCGACCGTCCGACCGCGACCGGGCAGGTGACGATCACAGAGGAGTCGAAGCAGCCGACGTTCACCGAGCTTGGCCGCTTCCTCCGCTCGTTTTCGACGATGGTCATGCACATGGTCGCCCGCTACCGGCAGTTCTACCCCGAGGGGATGCGGTTCTACCTTGAGCAGCTCGACCCCGAAGGCCGCGCCCGGCTGGAGGAGATGTTCCTTAGCTGGCCGGACATCGCGATCGAGGAGGCCGTTGTTCTCGAAACAAAGGTCTCGTCTTCTCAGATGTCCAAGCAGCTCAGAAAGCAGGAGATTGTCGCGCTGCTTGACAGGATTCCGCAGCTTTACAGCACGATGATGGAAATGGCCGGGCAGGCGATGAACCCGCAAAACCCTGGCGCAATGATGTTTATGCGACTCCTTAACGGGATGCAGACGCTCGTTGACCAGTTCCTCACGGAGTTTGAGGTGCCCGAAAAGAACATTCTCAACCCGAACTTGGTAGAGGAGGCGCAAATTGCTCAGCAGATTATGGGGCAGATGCAGCAGCTTGCTCAACAGAATCAGCAGCTTGTTCAGCAGCTTATGGGAGCACAGCAGCAGCTTGCCGCGCTACAGGGCGGCGGAATGTACGGACAAGGAATGGGGGCCGCGCCTGGCCCGCCATCCGCTGTACAAGGACCTCCTGGCATGGGTGGCCCTCCAGCGGGACCGCCGGTTTGACCGCGTCATCCACACGAAATCCGAGGATGACTACCGAGAGCTTCGCGGCGAGATCCGGGCGATCGACGAGATGTACAGGCTTCTAGCCAGCTACCAGAAGAAGGCGGCCCCCGATGAGTGAGCAGCCAGCCAACACGATCCGCATTCTCGGATGCCCGTGGTCGATCACTCGCGGGGCTCCGGTTTCTCTCCAGGGTCGGTGGGGATTCTGTGATCCGGGGCAGCAGCGGATCGAATACTCGGGCGACCTTTGTCCTGGGGCAATGGCAGAGACCATCTTTCACGAGATTCTTCACGCTTGCGATCTATCAACCTGCGATGTCGAGGGGGCACTCAAGGAAGATCAAATATCTAGATTGTCTTCAGTTCTGTTTGGAGTCATGAGGGATAACCCGGAGATTTTCCAAAAGCTACTAAGGGAGAAAAGTGATGCCTGATGAACTGGATCAGCCAATCGAGGAAACGCCGCAGCCGGACGCGCCCGAACCGGACGCTCCAGCCAAGGAACCAGAGACGCCTTCTGGAGATTATTCTCCTGGGTGGCTCGACGAGCCGGACAATGAGCCTCGCCAGCCGGAGTTCAGCCCTGAGCAGGTTGATGCTTACTACAGGCAGATGGCTCAGTACCAGCAGCAGCCGCCGCGCCAGCCGGTGCAGGAACCCGACCTTGACCGACTTGTCAAAGACACGCGCGGGACGATCGCGTCGATCGCTCAGGAGCAAGCGTACCAGATCGCGCAGGGGGTCATGGCCCAGCAGTTCGGGCCGTATGCCCAGCAAATGCAGCGTTTCGTAGAGGGACAGACAAGGTCACAGATCGCAGCGACAGATAGGACACTCAAAAGCATGTATAGCGACGTTTTCAACAAGGACGAGCAATTTGTTGGAAACTCAAGGGTTAGGAGCAGAGTCGAGGCGACGCTCAAGGGAATGAGGCAGGATGCGATCCGCGCTGCAAAGATGGGCGACTACAGGGCGCTCAACGTGTTCAACGAACCGGGGTTTGCTCAGGTGGCGCTGGCTGCGGCGAAGATCGTCGAGGGGTTGAGCCCAACGTCTTCAAGCCCGGTTTCAGCCCCGCACACCGAAAGGGCCAAGCCGGCCTCTCGTGAGAAGAAGTCCTATTCGTCCGAGCTTGACGCGGACACCATCGAGGGCCTGAAAAGACTCTACGGCTCAAACTGGGAGGACCGCTACAACAAGTCTCGTGAGGAAGAAGAAAAGTACAAGGACTTTAGCTAGGAGGCTAAGAGATGGCTAATCAGAAGCTCACCAAAGAATACTGGGAAAAGAAGGACGAACTCATTCAGGCGGCGGTTCGTGGCTGGAATCCGATTCAGCGAATCCCCGTACTGTTGCGCGAGGCATATGCAGACCTGAAGGGCATTGACTTTGGTTTTTTCGTCGAGGCTGACATCCCGGAGCGCATGTCGATGGGGTGGGAGTTCTTGTCGAAAGATATGTTCGATGCTGATGAACTCAACAGTGTTCTCCCTGCTCGCTATGGCATCGAGGAAGTTGGCGGTCGCTTCAAGTGGCAAAACAACTACCTGATGATTATGGGCAAGGATTTCCGCAAGCGACTCATCGCTGCTCGCAATCAGGCGCACGAGGACAAGTATCAGGCATCGGTCTCTGGCCGGGCATACACGTCCCCGCACGACCCGAGGCAGGAGGAGATGAAGGAGCACGCGGTTTCCAAGCTCGAATCCCATCAGGTGCGACCGACAACCCAAGAGACGCCCAAGCGTGGGCCGGGGAGGCCACCCAAGAACTAACAGGAGAATTCAATGGCAGCGATTTCCAATAGCCCGCTTCAGCCATACATCGTCCCCAGGGGCGGTGAGGTTCCGGCGATTACCTACGGCCACCTTGAGGCCAATAGCCAGACGTTTGTCAAGGGGAACTTCGTCTACCTCAACAGCGGCGCGGTCACCCTTTACCCCGGTGGTGACCTTCCGCTTTATGGCATCGCCATGCGCGATGCTACCAACGTGACCAGCGGGAACGTCGAAATTCCTATCCAGGTCATCACTCCTGACGACGTTGTTTCGATTACCGTTGCAACATCGGCAGATGTGCCGGAGGCCGCGAACACCACGTGTGCCGTCATGACTGCCTATGACACGAATGCTGGGACCACTATCACCTCCATGATTGACTCGTCTGATACCACTAATGCGTGTTTCAGGTATCAGGGTCCGCAGTATAACGCCGATGGCAGCGTCAGCAACAGGGGCTATTTCCGGCTCCTTGAGGCTGAGTGCCAGGCGTGGGTTGATTAGGGGGTATAGACAATGGCTAACACTCGTTATTCGCTCGCCAAGGCGGTTGCTCGTACTGAGTACCAGCCCGCCTTCCGCCAGAAGTCCGATCAGCAGCTTTGGGATTACGGCAAGCTCTGTGGCATGAAGTCCACCAAGGCTGCGTCTGAGATCGTGTTCGGGTTCTCCGGCCTGCCCGCCGGGGCGAAGACCGGTGAGTTGGAGCCGGTCTTCTACGCCGACATGAGCGAGCTTGACTCGACCACGTTCACCGTGAACAAGTATACGCTCGCCACCATGTTCTCTCACGAGGCCATCAAGGACAACCTGCATCTGCCCGAGCTTCTCCGCGAGGCCGGTGACATGATGGGCGAGTCTATGGCTTTCGTCAAGGCGCAGGCGATCGCGGCTCCGCTCAACCGGGCGTTCAACTCGTCGTACACGATGTATGACGGGGTCGAGCTTTGTGGTACGCACACCATGAAGTCGGGCGACACCCTCGACAATGACCTCACCCCGGCGTCGCTGACCTTCGACAACCTGTGGCTCGCCGTGAATCACTATGAGACCTCGCTGCTCCAGCATTCCGGGTTGTACATCAAGGATTCTCCGAAGCTCCTTGTGTACCACCCGTCCAAGGAGAAGGAGGTTCAGGCGCTTCTCCAGTCGCAGCTCCAGCCGGGAACTGCGGACAATGACAAGAACACCATCAGGAATTACAACCTTGTTCCTGTCCCCTGCCGCTTCCTGACCACCAGTACCTACTGGTTCCTCGCGTCCGAGCGGTTCAAGAACGACTTCCTGTTTTGGGAGCGCGAAAAGCCGACCACTGACACCGAGGAAGACTTCGACCGGATGGGCATGAAGGTCCGGAACTACTGCCGGTTTGCCGTCGGCGTGCGTGATTTCGTCCGCATCGTTGGCAACCCGGGAGCGTAACCTCCGGCGATCCGGTAGCGTACCCGATACAGTTTGCCGGTTCTGTTCAAAAACCGGCATTTCTTACCAGTCCTAGCGATCGGCGTCAACGGGACTGACGAGGTTACCCCCGACGACAAACCAGTGGGCGTTGGCCCGTCCTCGCGGGCTGTACCGAAAGGGAACTCCCTAATAACCACAAAGGAGAAGAAGTGACTAAGTTTAAGGATGGTGTGTTTCAGTATGGCGGTTCTGCCGTTGGATCGGGGATGCTCCCCCTCATGGGACTCAGCCTGATCAGCGGGACCAGCCGCGCGTTCTTTGTTCATGGCTCGCTCGGTAGTGACGGCAACCCCGGTACTGCCAAGGACCCTCTTAAGACCATCACCGCCGCCTACGGGCTTTGCACCTCGGGCGCTGGTGATACCGTGTACGTCCTGAATGATGGCACCACGTCTGCCACCGTTCGAGACGCCGCCCTCGTCTGGGCGAAGAACAACACTCACCTTGTTGGGCTCTGCGCCCCGACTCTCGTGAACCAGCGCGCCCGTATCTCCCCGCCGACCACGATTACTGATGATGTTGATGCTTACACCCCGTACCTGACCCTGTCGGGCTCGGGCTGCGTCATCAGCAACATCTCGTGGTTCCAGGGCAACTCGGAGGACAGCAAGGCTTCGGTCGGCGTCAAGGTGACCGGCTCCCGCAACGTCCTGAAGAACGTCGCCATCATCACTGGTGCTCACGCCAACCAGGGCGATGAGGCCACTTACCAGCTCCAGGTGACCGGGTCCGAGAATACCTTCGAGGACTGCTACATCGGCCAGGATACTGCTGCTGCTGGTAACAACGCGGCCTATGCCAACCTGCGCTTTGGCTCCGGCGCTGGTGATGAGGCCACCCGCAACGTGTTCCGGCGCTGCATCTTCCCGATGTTCGCCGACGACACCGAGCCCGCGTTCGTTCGCGTCGTTGGTCTTACCGACATCCAGCGGTGGAACTTGTTCGAGGACTGTGTGTTCATCAACACCGGGACCTCGACTCTTGACGCCGCCGTTGTGTCCCCCGGCTCGGTGACTGGCAAGCTGTTCTTCAAGGACTGCGCCTTCTACGGTATGACCAACGTGACCGCTGCCGATAGCACCGATGTACTCCTGTACGGTATCTCCGGCGCCTCGGTGGTTGACGTTGGCTTCTTCAAGGGCGTTGACATCGCGTAACCCACTAAGCGGGGGGCTTCGGCCCCCCGCTCTCCCCTTAAGGAGATTGAATGTCTTCAAATGTAAATCACAACGTGATCCAGGCCAGGTGGGTCACAACGGCAGCAACTCTCTCCAACAGGGACGTTGGGGCGCTGACTGCTGCCGGTGGAGCTACTGAAACCTTAACTAGTTACTGGATCGATTGCAGTGGTTGGGTTAACAAGGTCGTGTCTGTCGATGTTGACTCTGCGGGGACCATTGATTTCAACCTGACCATGCACATTTCAACCCAGGATGCGTATGAGCTGAACAAAAAGACCTGCACCACCGAAGACTACGTCGCTGTTGCCATTGTTGACGCCCTCGCCACTGGTGTCTACACAAGGTATGACAGTGATGACCTCGACGAGCTGGATCAGCCCATCAGGGCTATCCGCTTTGTCATTGAAAACGATCAGGCAGAGCCAGTTACCGGGGCCTATGTGAAGATTGAAGGATGGTCGTAGAAATCGTTAGGAGGGCTTAACCATGCCTTGTGGCAAAAAGGGTAAGAGAAGGAAGTAGTCTTATGGGCGAATCCTCTGACACGGTTTTTCGTGTACACGACTTGGACACCAGGCTGCGGAACATCGAGGGCTCGGTCTCGTCTATTGACGAGAAGGTCAGTAGGCTGCTGTCACACGAGGGACCGATTTCAGACCTCAAACACCGGATTGACGTGAATGAGCGTGAGATCCGGCGCGTCGATGGTCGTGTAAACGAGCTGAACGCCGACCTCGAAACTGAGGTCTCTACAACTAACATGTTCATCGCTAAGGCTGTGGCGTTTACCGGAGGGGTTGCTGCGGTAGCTTCCTTCATCGCCAGCAAGCTGTTTGGCTGATGCCTGAGTTTGTCAGGTATAAAGCACGCGGAGCATTTCTTGCTCTCGTGAAGAAGCTCCCGGCCGAATGGCAGGGGGCTCTCATGTCGCTTCTTGAATCCGTTGTATTCCGGAACGAACTAGAGGACTTCGTCGCTGGCTCGGGCAGTGTAATCGACCACGGGACGCTCGGCGGGCTGACGGACGACGATCACACCCAATACCACAACGAAGCCAGGGCAAATACTTGGCTCGGCACCAAGGATATCACCGATCTTGGCACGTACGATCACACCTCGCTGACCAGCATCGGGACCAAGACACACGCACAGATCGACACGCACATCAACCACAACACAGGCCACCCCAACGTG